CATTAGACGGAATTTCCAACTCATAGGTTGGAAGCACAACTTGTGGTAATGCCATAATGTTTAGACCAGATCATATGTATATTTAGCGCGACTTTTAGACCCAAAAATTAGCGGAAAAAATTTTCCCGCTTTTATGGAATCAAAAAATCAATTTTCAGGGTATAATTGTACCATTTACTGTAGTCATACCATTATCAATTGGACTAGACTTATATTTTAATGCTCCGTTGTCCATAAGAGATACATCACCCTTGACAGATGTAATATCTTTTTCAATTGCATAATGTCTCTGATATTTAAAGTTTGCTGTTACTTTTGTGATCTGAGATGTGCCAAACTGAAGTGGTACAGCGTCAATAGAATATGGATATGCTTTCTCTAATACGTAAGTAATAGGGTTTCTTTGAGTAGGTGATTCTGGACCCATCTCAGTTTTACCAATCAGGATCTTACAAGCATAGTCATCTCTGAACTTCAACTTTGTTACTCTATTCTCTGATAGAGTACCTGATGACTGGTCCTCGTCAAAGATGTAGTTGTGCCATTGGTTCAAAAATTTCAAGACAGATAGGTTTGCATCTAACATGAACCCAAGTTGCAGTTCAGTAAAAATCCTAGTGTGTGGATAGTCTACTGATCCTAAACCTGTATACAATCCGTTGATTGTTCCAGTTGCTGTATTAATGTTAGGTAACTGCGCTTCATCGCACATGTATTCAATGATTTCATTGTCAACTGTGATAGGGCACCCCTCAAACTGAACAACAAAGTTATTACTGAGTGACATTCCACCCAGTTTTGCCATTTTTTCTGTAAAGGTGTTGATCGACACGCTAAATACCTATGTTGGTCCAACTATATTTATGGCGTACTCTGGATTTTACAAACCTGTAAATCCTGGCAAGTATCGTGGCAATCCAACTCGTGTTATCTATAGATCATTATGGGAACGAAAGTTCATGGTGTTCTGTGATAATAATCCCTCGATAATAGAGTGGGGGAGCGAAGAGGTTATTATACCTTACCGTGCTCCCGATGGTAGAGTGAGACGATACTTCCCAGACTTTTACATCAAAGTAAAAGAAAAAACTGGTAAGTTAACCAAATATATTATCGAGATTAAACCCAAGAAACAAACAAAGCCCCCGAATGAGAAAAACAAAAAAACTGCTGCCTATCGTAATGCTGCTCTAACGTTTGCTAAAAATCACGCTAAGTGGTCTGCTGCACGAGAGTATTGTGAAGACAGGCAGATGAACTTCTTAATACTTACCGAAGATCACTTAGGAGTCTAGAGCAATGGCAACAGGTTTTTCCGCTGTCCAGCGTAACACAGTCAACAACAATCCTGGTTATAAAACACTCTTTGAGAGAGTAACAGCAGCTACAGGAGGAGAGAAAAAATCTCTCTCCTGGTATCGTAATGCTGTCAAAGCAGAAGCAAGTAAATATAAAAAGAACTTCAACAAATATATCTTAGACGAAAAGAAAGATAGAGTTGGTGTTGCACAAGAGCAAGACGCCAATGAACTACGTAGATATACAGTAGCAGGTCATCTGTATATGTTTGAGTATAAGGCAAAGATGAAGTGGTTGCCTTACTATGACAGATTCCCACTAGTATATGTTATCAAAGCACCAGGAAAAGATGAGTTTTGGGGTGCTAACCTACACTACCTATCACCAAAGAAAAGAATTATTGCTACCAGAAAGTTAATGCAAGGTAGAATTGACATACCTAAGAAGTGCTTTCATAAATATCTATCAGCACATGTAGACGGTTTATTTCTAGATCTTGCTGCCAGTGAGTGGGATACTGCTATCTTACTCCCAACCGAAGATTATGTTAAAGATCTAAATGGCATGGTTTTTCCCATTGACAAGAAACTTGTATGGGAAGACACTGATGAGAATTTCTACGACAAGATCAAAGGTCAACGAATGATCAAAGGTTACGGTACAAAGAAATCTAGGGAGATGGCAAAGTAATGTCAGCAGCAATTGGTGGAGACATTGAAAGAAATAATGCACAATTAGGAGTAGGTCAAGATAAGGCATACGCTCCTACTTTTGAAGGAGTAAACAATGGACAAACTGTCAAGACAGAAGCACCCTCTGCTATGGGTGGATCATATGATGTGTACTGGCAGTGGGATGCTAATAGTAAGAAGTGGAATAATATTGACAAAGCAACATATGATGATAATAGATTAAAACTTAAAGCTGCTACCAGTATTGGAGATCAGGGTGGTCCTGATCTTGCTGCAGCAGAAGAAAGTTCTTCCCTAAGATATCCTAACAAAGATATCGGAAATGACAGTCACTATGTACTGTTTCAATTCTATGAATACAACCCACCATTTGGTGGTAGATCTCGTGAAGAGACAGCAGCAAACTTAACTCCAGAGATTGGACCACCAGCACCAGACTATGGATATGGTGCAACAAAAGGATATGATTATAACCAAGCAAATCAATATGAATCTGCTGGTGATGATTACAAGTCAATCCTGATGTACATGCCAGAAGATATCTCCACTGGTTTCAAAGCAAACTGGGGTGGTAAGGCAGTCAGTAACATTGGTGCTGATGCATTAAGAGCAGCAGGTGCCGAAGGATTCAAGAAAATTGGAGAGGGAATTGATGCAATTGCAGATGCATCACAAAGAGCACTTGCGTTGACAGGTTCTGCTGCACTGAGAAAAAGTATTCAGGCAATCACTGGTGACGTTCTATCAAATAATGATATCTTTGGTGGTATCTCTGGAGCAATCCTCAATCCAAATACAGAACTATTATTTGATAGTGTTGACATGAGGAACTTTACCCTCAACTTTAAGATGGTTCCTAGGTATGCAGATGAAGCAGATGTCATCAATGAAATCTGTAAGATCTTTAAGGCATGTACTCTACCATCAAAAGATCCAGGTGAAGTATTTGCTCAGAGGAATGATGGTATCACTGCTGGGTTCATTGGTGTGCCTAAACTATGTAAGGTTCACTTCATGGTAGGTAGCAATGAGAATACTTACTTACCCAAGTTTAAAATGTGTGCAATCACTGAGGTAAGTGTAAACTATACTCCTGACGGTGCATATGCTACATATAATAATGATGCACCAGTAGCGACAGTTCTTTCAGTCAGTTTCCAAGAAACAAAACTTGTATTTGCTGATGAAATCTTAAACGATACAATCAGATAAGATATGTACTTTTCACTAGTTCCAAACATTGCATACGACGAGAAACCTATTAAGTTTCCCTTCTCAGAATCTGATTATGTTGTGGCAAAGAATTTCTTTCGTCGCTATAAAGTCAACGATGACATCTTCTCCAACGTAGTATACTTTAAGAAGTATGCTATCACAGATGGAGAACGTCCTGATACTGTAGCAGATAAAGCATACGGCAATCCATTTTATGATTGGGTTGTACTGATGACAAACAATCTAGTTAATGCTCAGTTTGACTGGCCTAAAACAAACTACCAGTTGTATAAAGAACTAGAAGCAAAGTTTGATGATCCATACAGCACAATCTATCGCTACGAAACGTATGCAATTGGACAGTATCCTGCTGGTGTAGTTGTTGATGAGACATTCTATAATAGTCAGCAGAAAGTAAACATCAACGGTTCTGTTCAACTAAAAAACGGTAACGAGATTTGCCGTCCCGTTACCGTTGCTGAGTGGTATACAAGTGAGAATGAAAAGAAAAGAGAGATCTTCTTACTCAAACCACAATACCTAGAGTCATTTGTTGATGACTTTAAGAGACAGAATCTATACAAAAAAGACGCCAACTATATTAGTCAGCGTCTTAAGAAAACTGGTTGACTTTTTCAGCAAAAAAATTGCGGGAAAATTTTTTCCAGTTTTATGGAATTCAATAGTCAATATAGTCACAGGTCTCAGGATGTTTCCTGAGGTACTGGGTCACATGACCATGAACATCTACTTCCAGAGTATGATGTGCTCTGGTGTGGATCACTTCGATAACCCCTAAAGAACCAGTCAATAATAAATTCAACACTGTTACTGGGTGAAAGATAACAGAAGTGATCTTTTTCATCGTGTGAAGTAGCGATCCATCCTAAGTTTAATGTAATACATTCCGATGACCCACAGGGAGAAGAGGAACCCCTCCCCGT